GGGACCAAAGAGGCAGGTGGAGAAGGAATATGACTGTACGATTTGTATGATTCAGACCATTTGTGGCCAGGACATTCCTGATAATCTCTTTCACGACTATGGCTTCACTATCTTTGATGAGTGTCACCATCTCGGGGCGCAGCACTTCTCTAAAACCCTACAGCGTATTCAAACCCGGAATATGCTCGGACTCTCCGCCACTCCTACACGTGAAGACGGGCTCACCAAAGTCTTCACATGGTTTCTCGGTGAGCCCGTCTACTGGGAAAAGACCCGTGAGCCCGACCCCACCGTAGAAGTGAAATCCGTCTTGATTCAAACGGAGGATGTGACCTACAATACTGTTCCCACAAATTGGAAAGGTGAGCCAGTGATGGCGCAACTTCTCGGAAATGTCATTGGCTGCGAGGCCCGAAGCAAGGAGATTGTACGGTGGATTCGGAAACTCTGTGAAGCACCTGCCCGCCGTGTACTAGTTCTTTCCGAGCGTATTGGACTTCTGGAGACCCTGGAGAAGATGGTGAAAGAGGCTGACCCCGCCCTCACACTCGCCTATTACATTGGAGGCATGAAGGAAGCCGTCCGCGAAGAAGGTGCCAATTCTGCCCGTATTCTTCTCGGCACCTATGCCATGGCAAGTGAGGCCATGAATATCAAAACCCTGAATGCCGTCATCCTGGCAAGTCCCCGTAAGGCCGTGGAGCAAAGCACGGGACGTATTCTACGAATCAGACCCGATCAGCGTCACTTGGCCCCAGTCATTGTTGACATTGTGGATGACCATAACATGTATCAGTCACAATGGCGTAAGAGGCGCGAATATTACGAGAAGTGCGCCTATCGTATTGAGCGGTGGAAGATGGGAGCAGAGTCAGGGAAACTCATGGCTACGAAAAAAGTCGAGCAGGTATCAACAACCGACTGCCTTATTGACTAGGCATCTTGTATCCAGCTTCTAAAAAGCTGCTAATTGCCAATTCAGTGCGCTGCACCTCAGAACCTGGAAATATACTCACATAACTCTTCATAAAGTCGAGTTTATGATTATCAGCAATAGATTGACTCGTAGTGAGTATAAGGCTACTCGTTTCTACTAGCGATGTTAATCCCCGTAGACTAGTCTCCACGTCAGTTAGGGCATTTGCAGCAAAAACATCATTCGGATTCAAATATGACTGTTGCTTATACGTGGTAAGGGTCGAATATGTTTCTACTTTATATCCAACTAGTGTACTAATTGTATAAAGATTGTCAATATGACTTGTGTAGTCATAGTATACAGAATTAAATCGGTTCAAAAATGTGTTAATGGTATTAAGATTGCTATATGCTATTGCGATAGAATCGACAGCAAGATCCACTGCCGCTGGTATAATAGTTGTTCCAGATACCTTATCAACTTGAGTCAACACACAGTTTTCATATATTTTCGTTGCATCCATTCGTTTTGATACGACATATGCCTCCCTATATTTCATAGCTGCCATTTCCTGCATATTATAATTTATCTTGCTCTCAATATCATATGCGGCCATATTTATAGTAACAGTATCAAGCATTGTAGAAAGTGTGTTGAGCCTGGCAATTGTATTATATGTAGAAGTGATGTTATCAGTGATAAGGTCGTTCACCTCCACAATATTTTTACTAGTACTGTCATATATTTTAGAATAATAATTATAATTATTTATCTCTTCTTCATATTTATTGCTCATGATAGTTGAGTATTCAATCGCATTATTATAAGTGCTCATAAGACCCTTACGCACTTTTGGAATGATACTAATTTTTCTTGCCACAATAGCTATGTCTACATTACTATCAGTATTAATAGATGACAATATATAATTAGAAGTATTTACATTTTCGGCATAATCAGACATATTCTGTATATACTCCTTCGTATTCGTTACAAGACGAATATTTGCATCATCATTTAAAGTTGAATTATATTTTAAAGATGATTTTGCCAAAGTAACATATGCATCGAGGGTACTTGTTGTGATATCATTTATATCAACTGCCGCATTTGCTGTACTTATCCAGATTATTTCATTTGCCGCTAGGCTGGCAAGAATAGAATTACTTGTATTACTCATATTTGAATTTATATTGGATTCCGTAGAACTAAGTGTTTCCATCAAGGATTTCCATCCAGCAGAAGTGGCCCCAGAAATTGTATTATTAGTATTGGCGAGTGTTGTATAATAAGTATAGGCAGTATTGTAAGATTCGGTATTTTTTTGCTTAGCTACTTGAAGCTGATTATAATTACTGAAGAGTGTGGCAATCTCAAATAATCCACTAATAGCAGTGATACTAGCTGTCGTACTATTATACGCGTTTGTGTATAATACCTCTTTAATTATGCGGCTCGTGAGTGTCGAATGTATTTCTACTTTATCTTTATAGAGCCGTGTTAGATCGGTTGTAGTGCTCAAAATATCATCAGCACTACTAAATAATTTCGAATAGGCTTCTTCTTCCATTTTAACAGAAGCACTATATACTGAATTTAATTCAATAGTACTATTTATACAATCATTATAAAGGGCTTCCGCTACCATATAATCGGTGTATAAAGTTGAGTAGTATTTTGCCTTTCCTTCGAAAGTAGACCTCTCTAAACTTGTTTCTATAGAGCTTGCTTTTATTTGAAGCCCACCAATAAGATTATTAAAGGCCCGTATTTTTCCAGTATCTTCCTCTATGAGATTTTTATACTTTTCTATATTTTGGTCTATTATTTTATTATTTTCTACGATTTGTTTATGTTGTGTATTATATGCTAGAAGACGATTATTGTTATTAACTATTTCACGTCTATATCCATCGGAAGTACTCTGCGATAAGAGGATACGGTTTGCTATTATATTTTGTTTGCGCTGGGTTTGTTGAATTACCGTGGTATTATAATCAATTGTATCTGACAAGTTAGCTGAATAGGCCTGAAGGTCAGCCAATGACATATTCAGTAATTCTGTAGTTCCTTTGGCCGAAGTTTTCATTGTCGTAGAATATGCTGCAAGTTCATCGAGGGACATAGCTTGAAGTTTTGTAATAAATGCATTGCTCATCTACTTCTCTAGTAACTATCCTTTTAAGATGCGCTTGGTCTTGTAGGACCCATTGGTGCCTTAACACGGTTCAAAATCGAGCTGGGGGCACCACCATTTTGAAAAACACCATTAGGTCCAGGTGGCTTTTCCGTTGGGGGTGGGGGCCCATGTGTTACGCTCTTAAACATACCGCCACCCTTCATCTTGTTATAGGCATTAATGGTTTCAGGAGGGATATATGGCATTTCTAAACTCATAGGATGATTTTAGAAATGCTAGTTTGTACTCTTATGACTTAATGCTTGCGGCGCTTAGTAGCCTTACGCTTACCACGCTTACTACGTCCTCCACCAGTCTTCATACAGACAGGGGGAGTGCTACGTGCGTCATAGGGTGTCTGCAGAAGAGAAGGTGTTCCCGTACTTCCAACCCAGCTACTGGGGACATTCGTGTAGCCAGCCGTGGGAGCTGCGTAGAAGGCACTGTCAACACCTCCCACACCACCACGCTGATTCAAAGGGTTTGCCGTAGTTAATGCGCTCTCACATGGAATCTTCATAACGGGAGGAATTCCACCAGCCCAAGGAGCTGCTGCCCCAGGAACGGGCTGAGAAAGGTCAAAGGAATAGCGACCACCGCGCTGCCTGCGAGTCCTGCGCCTGCCACCACTCATACCGGGAAGGCCCAGGCCGGTTGTAGGATAGGAAATCTCACCAAAGCGTGGGGTTGCCAAGCAAGATGACATTGGCACAACTTCCTGTGCATTTCCAATAGGGGCACCGGGTGAGATATTCGCCCCAAATCCATAGGTGTGCCCTAGACCTCCTCCGCGTTTACGCGTCATACTCCTTTTCAGCTTTTTAAAAAACTTCTTTGCGCTATTCAAAGCTTTCTTTAGAAATTTCTTGGCCATCTCTATTTCAAGCCTAAGATTTTACGCCTGACCCGTGATTTCATATCCTTGGAATTCCGGCCTCCACTCTGCCGTGACCCACACCTCTTTTGAGCCACGAAGAAGCTGACTGAGTTTGAATTGCTGAACAGACGCGCGTCCCAGAGGTGTCCCGTCCTCGTGAAAAAGGTCGTAGACATCTGGCATTTTGTCGACAGGAGTGGCACGAGCACGACGAGGTTGTTGTTGTTGCTGCTGCTGTTGTGGCTGTTGTGGCTGTTGTGGCTGTTGTGGCATTGGTTGTACCCTATCTTGTTTCAAACCCGCATGCGCCTCTGCCGCCTTCATTCCCTTCTCTAAATACCAAATCATCCGCCTCCTCGCTGGCATATCAGGAATGAACTCAACACTCTGTACACCCGTCCAATCCTTCTTAGCAGCAAATTGCTCCATAGAGATTGGTTGTGCCACACTCACATATATACCACCAAGAAGACGCGCATCGGGAACCCAATGATGCTCTACAAACTCCTGTAGCTTCTCACGGCGCTGCGTAAATGTCTTTGAAGTCATGAGTCCTTCCCCACGCCACATCCAAACATCTTCCAACCTCAAAGTGTGTAAAACATCATCGAGAGTTGCTACGAGGACTGTCCCACCACCCTCTTGTACGGCATTTGAGATACGTAGACGCAGAATGCTGGCATCTGGCACCATTGTTCCACCCCTCCTGCGAAATTGATAATAAATGGCTGGAATTCCTGGAAGAAGTACCAGGAATCCAGGCTCCCCTCGCCCTTCGTTCTCAAGGGCAAAGAAGACTCCCTTCTTCAAAGGAGCCGATGCCCTCTCAGGATCCAGGCGTTGACGTAATACAGTTTCTTGCGAGCATGATTCCAGTACCTTGCGGGCAAGTTGCTGGAATGACGCTGGTGCGCGCTTACGCCTCACGGCGTGGATTTCACGATGACTGTTGCGAAGACTTCCTTGCGAAAGACCTTGTGCCTCCATGTCTACTATAGTATTGTGTTTGGGGCTTAGGTGACTACATACCCTTCTTACGAGAAGCTTTCCGCTTACTCCGCTTATTCTTTTTCGTACGTCTACCACCTCGAGCCCCTCTAGGAGGCCTAATACCTGCGTAAGCTCGGATAGTATTCAGCGGCCCATTCCCAAGCTCTGAGCTTTGTCCAGTTCTGCGCTCATACATATTACGAAGGGCTTGATTACGCCCCCTAGATTTCATAACAGTATTAAATTTAACTCTCTTTTCAGCTTCTAGTACTGTTAAAAGCCGTAAAAGAGCCGTTTTTAGGCTCTGAGGATAATCATGAGCCATTATTGCGGGGAGCCTTTCCTTTAGTTCATCTATTTCATACATAGCAAAGGTAATGTAATAATCATAAGGTGAACTAAAAAACTTGGTAGTAAGCGACCACAGATAATCTAGTTCAGGCATCCGCGCATCTTCATTATCATAAAATTCCTGTAAGTTGTCATAACCCTGCTCTGAAAATAGTTCTTCAAAATAATCGGAAAGAGCACCTCTCGGCTCGTCAGCATCTGCCCCATCATAAAGTAAACGTACAGACATTCTTATATATTCTTGTGGTTTAAAACGTCGCGTACCGGTCATCCTTTGTCAGGTCATTGGCAAAGACAGAGCCCATAAAGGTCCCCCCATTCTGGGCAAAATCAGGAGAGAAGGGTGATTCTGACGCGGCAACCTTTGTATTACCAACCCCAGATGTCGCCAGCTTATTCATGCCCGAATTATCAACACCAGGTCCAAAAGACATCTCAGGATGCCGCATGGAATCCTTAATAGGGGCCTCCATGTTCGTATCATCATAGGGGTCAATAGGATTCACTTCCGGGGACACTGTGGCAGGAGTATCGGGCGGTGCCGTGGCATTAGGTGCGTTAGGTCCGCCAGGGGATACCACCCTCTTCTCGGCTGGAACATCGAGCTTCACGGGAGGGGCAGGAGCGGGAGCCATGACTGGAACATTCAGAGGGGTGGGAACAGGAGGCCCAGTAGGAGGTGGCCGATTCACGAAGGTTTCGCGTTTTACAACAAACAAATCAGGGAAATATGCCCTGACAAGTAAGTATCCAATGAAAAAAACTGCCGCTAAACTCAGGGCCAAACCTAATGTACTAAACATCTGGTCCTGGTGAGGAAAAAACAAACGATTTATAAACCCGGTCGGAGATAGAATGTCCCTCGCCACTATCTTCGAATCTGTGAAGACCGCGCTTTCAACCGCCAAGGATGCTGGCTCGCTTGATGCCGTGAAGTTTATGAAGACTGCAATGGAGATGATTGTAAAGATTTCCTCCCTGTCTCAGTTCTCCGATTCTGAAAAGGACGCTGTGATCCAGTATTTTTTGAAGAAGGCCCTGGAGCATGTCGGGGGCCTGGGTGGCCCCGAGGTTGAGAAGCACCTGGTTTCGGCTGTGTTGACTGCCTCACATGCCTTGCGCCCCCTTCTTCCTTCTTCAAAGCTTCTTTCCCTGCTGTACTGTACTTGTACGCAGGCACTGGACCAGGCTGATATTGCGACTGTGAAAGAGGCCGTCGAGAAGTTATCTTCCACCCAGGAATCCGGAACTCCAGTGCTCCAGGTTCGTCAAGTAGAATCTGTGCCTCGTACTCCTCTTGCGAGTATACCCGAAACGGAGCCCACCCCTCTGGCATCTCACTAAGATCTTCAACGATTCCGGCCTCTTCTGTGCGCTTTAGAACCTTCCAGCAGCGCCACGTATCATTGTATAAAAATCCCACATACTCTCCTGCGTCATAGATACGAATCTTTGACGTAAAAGAATTAGGATTCTCAAGCGTATCTGGTGTCCATTGACATGACCACATTGTTACGAGGTATTATATGGGAATGTTTAGACCATATATAGTAGATGGAGGTAGACGCAGTCGTCTGCTGGCTGGATACAACAGATGAAGATTATAACAGATATCGTATCAAGGATATTGGAATGCTTGAAACCGAAGACGCTAAGCGTATAGGCAAACGTGATGAGCTGCGATTTTGTCTGAGGGGTCTGTACTATAACATGCCCTGGTTGCGGAAAATATATCTTCTAACCTGGGGGACGCAATTTCCGAAATGGTTAGATGAAGCTGAATGTGCGAAAATGAACCCCCCTATTATAAAAATCGACCAGGCCACTCTAAATAATGGAAAACGCATGTATGGGTCACTTTCTGTAGAGGGTTGTATGCATACTATACCAAATTTATCTGAGTACTTCTTTTATGCCAATTGCGATATGTTTGTCATTAAAAAAATGGAGAAGAAGGATTGGTTCGATGAAAATGGATTAGGCAAGCTAGCCATAGGACCAGGAATTCATAAAACTTCGCATATTCAAAATAGACATAATTTAGGACACTGGTACAAATATGGAACACTTTTACAGGCAGAACTTTTTAAACGGAAGTTTGGAAATCCGAACTTTAAGTTTTTTCAGTGGACTCATCATATGACACTTGTGTCAAAAAAGGCGTGTGAGGATACGGTAGCCGCCTTTCCAGAGCTTTTTGACAAAACGCGGAATTTAAAGGGGCGAGAGGAAACAGAATATATTGGGCGTCTTTTATTTGAATATGTAGCATTACAGAATGGCTATATGAAGATTAATCCGAAACCCCCCTATAGATGGTATTTAAGTCATAGATCTAACTACAAAATGCATTTGCCAAAAAACGTGAGCCTTCTATGTACAAATCTAAATTCCATTTTGCCTGCAAATAAATACGATGATTATATAACATTTATGACAAAATTGCTTCCAAAATCTCTGCCATCTGAACGATTTATTAGCTATGAAGGTAATAACTATACGCAGAAAGGAGGTAGGAAGACACGTAAGAGGAGACGTGCCTAGACGCTAGGCTTCAAAAAATTTAAGGACTAAAGGATTGGCACGTGTAACCATAGAATGCCGCCCAGAATACAAGTACTCTTGCTCACGCAAAAGGCGGAAGTAAAGGAGACGAATCTGAATACAGCCCCAGATGGTACTATTAATTTAGCAATGCTACAGGCGCTTCTCAAGAAGAAGGAGGCGCCCGAGTTGATTGGCTCGTATAAGAATAAGGGGCAAGGCCTCTTCTTGTTCGGTTATACAACCGGCAAGGCCGGTACAGAGAATAAGCATGAGCTTCCCCCGCCTCATGATTCCATTCTCTGTTTCGGTGATTTGATTCTACTGGCAAGTAAGGACCCAGAGAGCTGGAAAACTCCTGTTCCATTCAAGATGGATGAATATGAGGCCTTCTACACACGTGCCTTTGGGGGATTTGAAGACCTTGATTCCGAGGAAGAGCTGGAAGAGGCAGAAGAAGAATTGGCTGAGGATTTGGGGGAAGACCTTGAAGATGACCTAGAGGATGCAGAGGCAGAGGTAGAAGCAGAGCCTGAGCCCGAGGCTGAAGAAGTGCCAGTAAAAGTAACTAAAAAGGCGCGGAAGGCTGCGCAAACAGTTGCCGTGAGTGCCGCACAAGTTTATTCTACCTTTCTCCATGTACCAGCAAGTGAGGAGCTTGTAGAAGAGGCTGATGTCCGAGGTGACCTGCCTCCTGTTCGTACTTCAGTTCACAAAACAATTACAAAGCTGTTTGGTGACTACTTGAAGCCAGAAGAGTGCTCGCAATTTGAGCGTTGTATCTACAACGGGGCTCTTCGTACCGCAACACAGCGGCATGTAGGAAAATCCTGGACACATCCACCCTTTGTCGAGGTATATACGCAGTACGCCAAGCATCTCGCTTCCAACTTTCATCCAGAGTCCTATGTGGGCAATAATGAGCTGTATGCGCATTATAAGTCGGGGGAGATTACATTTGACGACATTTCAAAGATGGATACATATCAACTCTTTGAGAAGCGCTGGGTGGACTCCTTTAATCAGCAACAGATTCGTGAGAAGCGGCAGCTCGAGGGGAACAAGGCAATGGCCACGGACCGTTTCCTCTGTACAAAGTGTTTCAAGCGCGAGTGTACGTATTACGAAATGCAGACACGCTCTGCCGATGAGCCCATGACTATCTTCATCACATGTCTCAACTGCGGAAAACACTGGAGGCAATAAATAGTTTCGAGCAGCAGAATGGAAAGTACGACTGGACCAGTACCTATTGAGAAGTTTTTCACCAATGTGATTGGAAAGGATAGTGTGGACCCCTTTCCTATGGTTGACCATGCCTGGGACATTTATTCCGGCAAGGGGATTCGTACTGTTTTTTTTAGTATTGGTAATTCGAAATCAGCGGCGGCCGATTTGGATATTGCCGAGAGCCTTGGATGTCCTATTCATGCAGTTCCTCTGAATGCAACACAGGCAGAGGAATGGACAGAGGTGACACAGATTCTAAAGGAGCGTGCTCGGACTGGTGGCAGTGTCTTTTCAGAGGGGGCGGAGAAGAAGTGGATTTTGCCAAAGAATATCCGTGTACAGGGCAGTCTCCCCTGGTGGTATGATGGCCAGATTGATTTGAGCGGTATAAGCACAACAATCAAAACCAGAGAAATCATGGCAACAATGACCGATGTCGCCACATCTTTGAAACTCAAGGGCTCTGCGCGCCTTGATATTCTTAAGATTGATTGCTCTGCCGCACCCGGCTTGGAGAAGCCCCTTTTAGCCGCTGTATTGAGTGCCGGCTTTCGCCCCGGAATTGTCATTGTAAACTGGTCAGGAAGGCCAGATGTTGAGCTTTCTACAACTCTGGCCGCAGGACATTTACAAAATTCCGGCTATCGCCTAATGTCCAAGATTGATAATAAGTTTGTCTATTACTTCACTGACCAGGATATGTATCAGATTTGTAGTTGGGAAGATAGTACTTGTACGAATCCCATGTTGAACGCAATTGCCTCTGCGTCAAAATCTAATGATCAATCAAAGCCCTAATGTTTCGGAATTCCCTTCTTGCCGAGAAGCGGATTATCTTTTCGAAGATTCGAAAGATAATGATTGGGCGTAGGGCCTATACCGATTCTGTGTACCAAAAAAAGGTTTCAACCGTAAGAGCTTAGAGAATCATTAAGTCGCTAAGGCGCCAGTACTCAAATGTTCCATCGGGCATTGGGCGCTTAATAATATAAGGCAGGCGTCTCTGCTCTAGCTCGAGCTTGGCGATGTCAAGAGGATTTGTTATATATTCAGGCACAGCTACGAATGGCATGGCACCTTCCGCTAACTGATTTGTGCGCGCACCAAGAATCTTGGTACGTTCATAGACCGTAAGGAAGGGTGGGCTCTTGTGCTCAGGGTCTTTTCCGTTTGGGGGCACGGCCTGAAGAGGGACCTCGGCAACAATGGATTCGGCATAATCAAGGAGAGTTTCAGGGTGAAACTTGTAAAGAATCTCGTAAGGGTCCTCGGACTCTGGGACCTCCTCGCCCTCAATAATATCCTCAAGGGCGGCATCGGGCTCATCCACGAAATCGTCTACCTCTATGTCTGCCATTCCTACTATACATTCTGGGGGAAAGTTGTTAAATTTTACCAAGCGTAGCGCCCAGGCTTATTCGCTACGCTTACCGCCCAGGCTTATTCGCTACGCTTACCGCCGAGCTTAGCGCCCAGGCTTAATCGCTACGCTTACAAAAATTGAGGGGGCTTATGGACCTCGTTCCAAGTATAACACAGAATGTCCACCGCGCCCGTGATTTCAGCTACCGAGAATTTGAAGCAGTACGAGTCCTTTGATGATATGAATCTTCCCGAGGATCTTATGCGCGGCATCTATGGCCACGGCTTTGAGAAGCCTTCCGCAATTCAGAAGAAGGGGATTGTTCCAATCAAGGATGGTCACGATGTTCTTGCCCAGGCGCAGTCAGGCACGGGCAAGACTGGAACTTTCACTATCGGGGCGCTTTCACGAGTGGACCCTTCTTTGAAACGCGTCCAGGTTCTGGTCCTAGTACCAGTCCGTGAGCTCGCACAGCAAATTGAGGGTGTCGCCAAGGCACTGAGTCACCACATGGGAATCAGCGTCTACTCAGCAACCGGTGGCACGCCTGTAAGAGATGATACAAAGGCCATTGACAGGGGATGCCAGTTCCTTATCGGCACCCCCGGGCGTATTTATGATTTGATGAACCGGAATGTCGTCAGCAGTGAGTTCATCCGTGTTCTCATCTTTGACGAGGCCGACCAAATGTTGGAGGACCGCTTTAAAGAGCAAGTGATGTGTATTCTTCAGCGCGGCTTCCCCAAGGAGACAAAGATTGCCCTCTTCTCCGCCACCATGGATGCCGATGTGATTGAGGTCGCCAATCAATTGCTCCGCGACCCTGTGAAAATCTTGGTGAACCCTGAGGATGTTCCCCTGGATGGTATCAAGCAGTACTACATTCCTCTTGATTCCGAGGACTGGAAGTACGAGGTCTTGTGTGACTTGTACCAGCAACTCAATATCAACCAGGCACTCATCTACTGTAACAAGAGGCAGAGGGCCGAGTGGTTAGCCGAGAAGATGACTACTGCCGGCTTTCCCCTCTCCTTCATTCATGGTGAGATGGATGTGGAGGAGCGCAAGCGCCGTATGAAAGATTTCCGAAACGGCACTGTCCGTGTGATGATTAGTACGGACATGTTGGCACGCGGCATTGATGTCCAGCAGGTGAGCTTGGTGATTAACTATGAGCTGCCCACAGTAAAAGAAAACTACATCCACAGGATTGGTCGCGCTGGCAGGTTTGGTCGTAAGGGTGTTACGATTAATCTGATTTCAAAGGATGAGGCGCGCGCCCGTGATGAGATTCAGGACCATTTCAAGATAACAATGTCCGAGATGCCAAGTGATTTGTCTTCCATCAGTCTGTAGGTTCCCTGACATCATGCCGGCATGTAGGACAGTTCACTGACCTCTGAAACCAAGTATCAATACATTCGATGTGAAATCTATGATCACACGCTCGAATGCATCTCGCCTCGGACCCAGGCTCCATGCGGTCTTGACAGATAGTACAAATCTCTGACTCGGCGTCTATGATTTCTATCTGAGTTCCATTTTCTATTTGTTGAGCGGAAGGGCGGACTACGACAGACTCCATCATATTTTGTGGTGGGTGTAGAGGCATGACAATAGGCATATCGAAGCCAGAGCCGGTTAGAAGGCTTGCGAATGCCGAAATCACACGTACCGAGTCATCACTATAGGATTGCGTCCTCTGGATAGGCGGAGGCTCGGCGCGCGTCTGTACACGTGGTGGAGTTTGGAACTGAGAAGTATATGTCCTCCGAGCGGCAGACGCCAGGTCAAAGTTCCTATGGACCTGGTGCTGGATATAGGAAACAAGAGGGGAGGCGGTCCCGAACTGCTCGGGTGGTCCGTAAAGAATCTCGGGGAAATAGTTATGGAAACCATCCAAGAAGCAATCGGAATAGTGTCTCTCGTAGGGCATTTCGAGCTGCTGGTGTCCGTGAAATTGAAGGGTCCAATTTTTCCGTGAGCGTCTATAAGACCATGGACAAGATACAGCCACGCGTTGATCCTAACAGAGGCTTCGGCGGAATCATTAACATGGGACTCACTTGCTACGGAAATGCCGTTATTCAGAACATGCGCCACCTCTCAAAGCTCATCTGGATTATGGAGGAGGGGAAGTACAATACTCTCTTCAACAAGTCCCCTACCACACGCCGTGACAAGCTGCAGAATGTCACAGCCGCCTTTGCAGAGATTGTACAGTTTCTCGGAAAATGTAACAAGGGACAGAGTGTGCGCCCAGGAACTTTCTGGAAGCGTCTTCAGCCCGCCGTTCACGATACACTCTACGAGCAACTCGCCACCAAGATGTGCCATGACAGCCACGAATTCTTCCTCTTCTTGTTCGAGGCCATCCATGAGGCCACGAGTCAGGAAGTGGATATGCACATTCTGCGCCCACCTCCTACGACTGAAGAAGAAGTCCTTGTACATGGTGCCCTGAAGGCATGGCAGGACACATTCACAAAAGAGTACAGCCCCTTCGTACACATGTTCTATGGAATGTTTCATCAGAAGACGGAATGCCAGGCCTGTAAGAATGTGTCTCATCGCTGGGAGGCATTCAACGCCCTGAAAGTGCCCGTTCCACAATCGGGGGAGTTCAACCTCATGGATGCCCTGAAAGATGATATGGTCCCTGAGGACATTGAAGAGTATGTGTGTGAGAAGTGTGGGCCTCCTCGTCGCTCAGCTAAGAAGTCAATCAGTATCTGGCGCATGCCCCTGGCACTTGTTGTAACCCTGAAGCGCTTCACAAATGACGGCAAGAAGATTAACACGCCCCTGGCACCTCTTCCACTCATGGATTTCGCGCCGTATTTCTCCCAGGAGAGTCCTGAGCGTCTAGGGGAGACCCGCTATACCCTACGAGGTATGGTGGATCACCATGGTCAGCCGAGCTTTGGCCATTACACGGCCCAATGCCAGCATTTAGGAAATGATAAATGGTACAATTATGATGATGAGAGCGCACAAGAAATGGCTGGGCCGCGATTTGGTGCGTCAAATTATATGATCTTCTTCGAGCGCTATGCTGTAACACGAGAGGCTTAGAGTACGTCGGCGAATCCTTCAATCCGCCCATCCTTTACAAAGACGCTTTGTACACGTCCCAAGAATCCATTTTTATCCGCAATACGGAAATGGACATGAGGGGCCAGCCGACCCTTCATAGGAACAGTATAAGTCTGAGGAGGTCCACGGAAGCGCAAAATGGCGTGGCCACTACTATCAGCCACAACCACACCCGAGTTTTCGTATTCTCCGTAAGCCTTGTCGGGTGTCGGGAGGTCACTACCCTGATTTGGGTCAGGCTCGGAAGCCCAATACACCACCTTCGTACCGGGGCGGGTACGAACAGTCACTTGGTCATTCGCATTCTGTGGGGTCTTGGCAACCATGGCTCCTGCTGGAACTAACGTCTCGCCCAGAAAAGGGAGATAGATATCACGCTGAAAAAGAAGAGGAAGCGCCGCGAGCCCAATAATAATATAGAGCCAACGGGCATACTTCAGTGGCATGACAAGACGCACTAAGTTGATGTCGGCAACTCCCACTGCCAGCCAATTCACACTTCCTAGCAGCACTAGGACTATCAGAATCATATGAAACCATTTTTGATAATACATACTTGTGAGGTCCATGATTTTCTATCTATACAGTAGAAATGAGTGCCTGTGCCTTGCGTCGTTGGGGTACTGGTACGCCTTGTGTGAAAGAATCAGGAGTCGAAAAGGAAATGTCGCAAAAGCTTGCCGCGATGCGCGCCGAGCGTGAGAAACAGGATACAATGTGGCTGAATGTACAGACAAAATCTGAGAATGATGTAGATGTCTCGAAAGAACGTGTACATGAGCCTAGGACACGGAACTGATATCGTAAAAGGAGAGCCTCTTCCAGTCCCGGAAGGATGCGTGTATGTCACGTTCGCCCTCTGTGGGCAAATATCAACGCACTCGCACCGTATCATGAAAGCATTTGAGGACCCCGCTATGAAAGAATTACTACGAGACCCTGTAAAGCACTTGGCCCGTCTCACCGCGCATTTTGGTGACACGCTCCATGTTCACTATCCTGGGGCTGCCGACCCTACAAGTCGAACCTACTATGATGCCAAGTTCACGCCTTTTCTGGCAAATCAAGTAAAGGATAAATGTTTTTCGAAGAAATCCGGCCTTTATAAACTCGGCGACATTGCTACCTTTAAAGCCCCTGCCGCCCTGATAGCGCATGAAGTACATAGCGATATGCGCAACTATACTGCCACATTTCCCTGTGATGATATCAAAGAGCCAGTCCTGAAATATATTTACAAGGGGAGTCTGAATCCTACACTAGAAGACATTTTGAAAGAGCATGATGCCGGTCCACTCAGCTACAAAAAGATGAAAGCCATCGCCAAAGAGCGTGCCTATTTACAATCCTGGGCATTTGAGAAATGGCCAGGTGTACATTATAATTTCGTATGTAGAGGCTCAGCCACCACAGAAGAAAATATTAAGAATTCCGCCACATTGAGAAGGAGACGCAGGTCACTGAGTGCCTCTAAGAAGCTTGTTACTGCCAAGTAAAGGCTCGCTATACATATCCTGTTCTATATAGACTTTCGTGTGCTCCATTTCACCACAGATATCGGGTAGCGTGAAATTAGGAATTTGACTGAATTTATCGAAGCATAGCTGTCGAATGCGCTCGGGAATCTTCGTGTTTCCTGCGATAGATACACTATTGATATCTTGACGCAAGTACTTCAGAAATGTCTTACAGTCTTTTCGTGAAGATGGAGGTATACTCACCTCCTCCTCTATCTTTCTCCGAATACCTCCCCATGCTGCCGCGTACTGTGTATGCTCTGCCGCCAAGGATGTATACGCAAGTTTATCCTGGAGAACATTGGTTATACTAACAAGAATTGATAAGGAGCCGAAAACCCAGGCCAACTGAAAGCCATCAATTATAATACCGCCTGTTAAGACATTGGATAGACCGCTCACAGCGGTTAATACGTTAGAGGCAATCATTATAGCGCGTGATTTTCTATCGTATTCTGAAAAGGTTTGTGTATGCATCCATTCGAAACATTTCGCCTGGTCGCCCCAGGTGGCAAGCATCTCATCAATGGAAAAATTCCACATTAAGTCTCCACCGGCAACATCCTCTTTGTCACTCATACATTATTATAATATTTTATACCCTACGTGTACATCCTCCTGGTTGACTCATCCATGACAGGTCCCTTCTTCTTCAAGAACAAGTCCACATGACTCTTCTTCAGCACGAAAGGAAGATGGAAGTCGGCAATATAGAATGGCAAGTCCTTTGCATTGAAGATACGCAACATGTTAATCTTCTGTGCGATTGCCTCAATACAGCGCTTGAGCTCGCGAACACCCTTCTCCTCACTGGCATACTCGCTGATGATATGCTCTATCACATCCTGCCCGATAGCCACCTTCTCATTCAGTGCCACATCCCGCAGTGCGGTAGGGAGCAGAAAGTTCTCGGCAATGGCCAACTTCTCCTTCTTGGAATATCCCTCCAGCTGAATCACCACCATACGGTCCATCAAGACACGGTCAATCTTCGACAAGTCATTCGCCGAGAATGAGAACAGCACCTTACTGAGGTCCAAGGGGATTCCACTCAGATACTTGTCCTCGAACTCACTGTTCTGTACAGAATCCGTCAAGTGTACCAGCAAGTTCTGGACCTCCTCGCCCTTTGGAGTGGCACTAATCTTATCCAGCTCATCAAACATCAGCACCATCGACATGGACTTGGCCGCCACGAGGGAATTCACAATCTTACCACAGTGAGACCCCTCATACACCACCTGGTGGCCCGTATAGGTACTTGCGTCCGAATCACCACCCAGCGAAATGAACTGGAAGGGCCATCCCAGCGATTTTGCTATCCCGTTCTTGATGAGACTCGTCTTTCCAATTCCGGGTGGGCCCGCTAAGAGAACGGAGAGGCCAGACGCGGATGGATTCGTAATCTTACTTGCGATGAATTGGAGAATCTGAATCTTGGCCTCCTCCTGACCATAGATTGCCTCACCCAGACAGCGCCGCGCCTTTTCCATGAAACTGGCGCACGTCTCTGTACCATCGGACAGCCGCACAGGAATGTCCTTGTAGATGCCAAGAGGGAGTGACGAGAACTTTTCCAACCAGGCACGCTGCTTGAAGTACTCGCCAGACCCAGGGTCCATGCTCTGCAGGGTATTGTAGCGGGCCAGCACCATGGACTGAATCTCAGGACTGATACTCATAGACAGAATCTTGAACATCATAGACTGGGAATTAGGGTCGGTAGAAGGCTTTCGCTCCAGAGCCTTTAAGATACTGGCCTGCCGCTCGGGCGTCTGCCGCTTGAACTCGTCAATCTGGTCATCAATCCCACCCTCCTCCTGCTGCTTTGTAAGGAGCTTGACGAAGTTCTTCACGTCTGCCGACTCCTTCTTCATGTTGTGGCGCTTGGGAACCATACGGTCCTCTTCCCCCTCACCACCAAAGCTGATAATGAGCCCCCCATGACGATTGTCATCATACTCCTCGTCATCATCGTACTCATCATCATCTTCCTCATCTTCATCATCTTCCTCATCATCATCCTCTTCATATTTGGGCGCCTTCTTAGGAAGGAATCCCTTGCGCTTCTTTGGCGCCTCATCCTCCGAATCCTTTTTTGCTTTGGCCTTTGCCTTTGCCTTTGACCTAGTACGAGGTGCCTCGCTCTCCGTCTCATCTTCCGTCTCATACTCAGACTCCGACTCCGTGTACGCGATAAGTCCGCGAATATTTCCACGGCTGTCGACACTATCGTCATCACTTCCTGCCCCACCGGCCTTACGCTTCGTGGGCCCCTTCTTCTTGTCCGGAACATCCTTCTTCTGGCGAGTGGGCATCCTAGGAGATTCTCTGTTTTTCATTCCGCTGTAAAAAACACGGGATGCGGCGTGAGGTCCCAATTTTTTATCCACGGCATTATACCAGATTGTCCTTAATATCCATCAAGATGAATCTCGCCTTCGGAGAAAGGCTGGGGAACTGCTCCTTCTTCTCCAAAAGTGTGTCGATGGAAGTGGCCGAAAGTGTGAGCAAACTATTCCGCGCTGCCACGAAGAATGGCGACATCTTCTTCTTTAAAACGCGCGACATCCTCAAAAGACAATCGCCGTACTCTTCAACCAGTGTCTTTTTATCGGCAACCGCGGCATATTTCAGCATCAGCTCACAGAGTTTCCGAAAGGTCTTCTCAAGGTTTGACAATTCCATAATCTCCAAGGCAGCCAACTCGGCCAGAAATTGACTGTAGCCCTGCCGATATCTCTTCTCACGATTCTTCTCCACAAAGGCATTGTACTCGTCGCCCCCCTCGGGAACTTCCTCCACCTCTTCAAAGATTTCCAAGTAATTCGCCTGTAGCTTCTGCATCTCCTCCAGAATCACCCCGTAGCGCACAGAAATCTCCGCCAACAGCTTGGCATACAGGGCACAGAAGTTGTCCTCGGAAGCCGCCTTCTTGAAGACGAGAAGCATGAATTGCCGAACCATCTCTCCCAAATCGGGCTCACCAGAGCCCAGGATTTGATAGAGAAAGTCACGCACATCATTATACGTCGCCCCACTGAATTTATTGAGCTTCGAAAGAATAATATTGTTCAGAATCTTGTCATCCACGTCCCTGCTAGAATTCTTGAACTTGGATTGATAGCGTGTAGGGGCAAAGCCCCCGGGACTACCACTACCTGGAGAGGGACTGAAGGACTTTGATGAAGAGGTCTTGTGTATAGGGGCAATAGACCCAGAGCTTGAACTCCGAAACATTGGCTTGCCTGGACTCGTAGCCCCTCGCCGCCAATCCACATTTCCTGTCCCAGGAAGATCACACAGGTCCTTCAGCGCCGCGACTACCGCACATGTAGCAGGTGAAGGCCTCCCCACTTGACCCTGGAAATCGAGCATGGTGCGAATGATTTCAAGATTGGACGCCATTCCTACTGTATAAGTACCAAGGGACCTTAGGTATGAGCAATTTTTCCACGCGTAGGAAAGCTTCGAACAAGGTTCTTAGGAGCTTTCAGAATGTCCGAGTTAAAAGATTCTATCGCCGCTGGATACAAGATTGTAGAAGACGCCAATCTACAGAGACTTTCCGAGAAGCTTGCGTGTACACTTGCCCTCTCGAATAGAACTCTACAAAAACACATGGCTGCCTCGACGATGACAAAGCCTTCCGCGCTTATTAACCGGCAAAAGACTATCATGGAGCTTCGAACAAAGCCTGTGGGTCCCTGGAATACATATTTCGCACGAATCGCTGAAATAGAGAAGGAAGCCACTCCCTTTTTCGAGAAAGGCTCTGCCGAAAAGGATTCTCTGGAGGACGACGCCATTTCACAACTCTCTTTCCAGGATGACACCTTCAAGCCGCTCAATCATCTCCCTTTTATGATTCAGGCCCTCGCCATTTTCAAAATCTGGGTGGTCCCAGCTGCAACTTTGATAACCCCGATTGTTTCATGGATTCTCCCATATATTCTACTGAAGTTTGTCTACGCCTTCCCAATCAAACAACAAGAGTACGTACAAATGCTACAGAGCATGTGGGTGGGAAATATGGGCCCTGTTGCCACGGGGGAAATGCTCTCCCCACGCTCGATAGCGCAGTTCATTATTTTCGGATTCGCATTCGCCCAGAGCATGATACAACCTATTCAGAATGCCATCCATCTCAATAAGACAGATACCATCATTCTCGGAATGGGGGCAAAGCTGCTCGAGCTGCGCGGCCTCCTACAGAGCATACGCGAAGATGCCGAGCGCCTACAGTTGAATATTCATCTGACAAGGGCGCTCGATGAGCTGGAGGGGCTCGACCCCAGGAGGGCCTTTCTCCTGATAAAAGAGCATCCTGAGCGCCTGGAAATTGCTCTGAGCGACTTGGCGAATGCCGAGATTCTCTGGAGAATGTCGCAGGCCCATTTCCTGAAGCCGGTGGTCTTTCACCCTACTACCCTCAGCATAACAGAGATGGTTGATATTTCTCTGACGGACGGTGTACCATCTTCACTTGACTTGGAGAGGCACGCAATTATAACAGGGCCAAATGGCGGTGGGAAGTCCTCTTTCTTGCGCGCAGTCCTTCAGTGTGTTGTCATTGGCCACGCATTTGGAGTAGCCCCTGCCGAGGCCGCCGTGATGCCCCGTTTTCACTGGATTGCCTCTGGTCTACAATTGCGTGACACTCCTGGGGTCTATTCCATGTTCGAGACGGAAGTGAAATTTGCCTCTGATTGTATTCGGGCCACAAATGACGGTCCGGGCCTGGTCCTCTTTGATGAACTCTTTCATAGTACAAACCCTCCCGACGCCGCCCGAAGCGCAGAGCTATTTTTGAAACAGCTGTGGGCGTCGGATACCTATAGTGTTGTGAGTACACATGTATTTCCTCTTGTGGAGGGAAGGCCCGAAGGAGTCCAGGCAATTTGTTGTAGGGCTTCGGAGGTGAATGGAGAGGTTGTGTATTCCTATATGGTGGAGCCCGGTATTTGTAAGGTGAGTAGTGTTCACAAGGTGTGGCAGAAGTATGGGTTGGCCCCCCGGAAGCGCGGCACATAATCTTTGGCAAAGTCTCCAGAACAAGGAGAAACTCAAATGCCAATCGATGCACTGCTTGTTGGTCTCATCGTGCTTCTGATTTGCGGTGCTGGAATGATGTACTTGTACATGCGCATTACCTTTTATGAGCGCAAGGGTAGCACTATGGAGTCCGTGCTGGTTGATTTGAGAATGGCCATTGATTCCCTGATGCACACTGTTCACAGGGCTCCATCTCCCATCTCTCCTCAACCTGAGGGCATGGAGCAGCCTCATGCTGAGCCCCAGGAGGTCGCAGCCTCTGCCCCTGTTCCCCTTGATTCTACGGAGGCCGAGACCTTGCCAGAGGAGAACTTTTATTCCTCTGTCCTGGACCTGGCACACGAGGAGGCGGGCAAGCCCGAGACTAGCCAGGCGGAGCCTCTTGATACCATGACCAAGAATGACCTTATTGCCGAGGCAGAGAAGCGTGGGGTCCGTGCTAAGAAGAGCATGAGCCGCAATGAGATTCTCAACCTGCTGCGTAGCGCTGGTGCCCCTAGTAATAACACTATGACAGCAGGAGCTGATAATGCCTCATCCGCAGCAGCTTTGGACGGTGGTGTTGTTGATTTGGGACAGGATAGTTCATCTCTGGACTAATATGACACTACAACAGATATCATGGACGCAAAGCTTTTTCGCCTTCCAACAAACCCCAATTTCTATTCTGGAATCGCCAGTGCCAACCCCTTCGAGCTCAAAGAGCAGCAAAAGCGGAGCCAGCTCCCTACTTCCGACTCCCGATTCCCTGGCTGGTCAGCGCCCATGGCGGACGGTCGTTTGGTAACAGACTACGCAAATCACTGTAGTCAAAACATACCGACGAATCAACAATACGCAACAAAGGAGTGGCTGACAAAGAATGCCCTGGAAATTATTCGGCTTGCCCGCGAACGCACTTCACAACAGACAGGTGCCATCTACGGCATGGACCCCACGGTGGTTCCTCCTCCTGCCATGATTGTAAAGTGTGAGACGGATGACTGTGTACGGAGCTTGACAGATGCACCAGGAGGTATCGGAATGGAGAGGGCGAATGCGGCAGCACCAGAGCTATTTGGAACTTGGGACAATTCCGACTGGGGTGCCACGGCACCGCCTCCAAATATAGCGAGGACGACGAATTACGAGGGGGGTCGGAATACGCCAAGAGGCTGAACGAAGTGGCTTGCTTAAAGTCCCACTACAGAGAATAGTAAATGACAGAATCTATGAAGGTACTGGCATTTGATATTGGTATTCGGAACTTGGCATGGTGTCTTATGGGCTCTGGAACAAAGCCGGCCATTCTCGGTTGGCAGAACTATGACCTTCTTACAGGGTCCGGGGCGGAAGTTCCAAAGGTGAAGACGACGTGTTGTAAATGCTCTGTGGGAGCTGCCTTTACAAATCCCGTGGCTGGCCCCACCTGCCTTCGCCACTGTCCCCCCACGCATCCGCCTTTAAAGGATTTGAGTGGTGTTGTCTATAAACGTACTCCGGATCTGAAGACGTTGCGCACACTTGAGCCCACTTTGCGCACTACAAAGGTCAAACTCCTGGAATCGCTGGCCACAAAGCACTCACTTCCTATTGAGAAAGTGAAGATGAAGAAGGCAATTGAGACGGAGCTAACACAGCTCCATGATGCCATTCGCACGTTCGTTATTTCGAACGCTGAAATCTTTCGCCAATCCACCCACATTCTATTAGAAAACCAGCCAGTTCTTAAAAATCCGACAATGAAGTCTGTACAAATCCTATTGTTTGCTACTTTGCGCGATGTTTTACAGCCGGCGCCACCCCCTTTGAAGTTGGTACATGCGGGTAAAAAGGTACAGGGTATGGAGACGGGAGATTCCGGCTATAAATCGAGGAAAGATGCGTCGGAAGCGAAAGTTGAGCAGCTCTTAACGGCAGGAAAGCTTGATGAGGGGGTAAAATGGCTTACACACTTTAAAGGACATGGAAAGAAGTCAGATTTGGCCGATGCCTTTTGTATGTGTTGGGATAAGATTAACACATAGTAGATGAATAGCTTGAGTAGATTATTGGATAGGTTCCGTTTTTCTCCTAGCCATAGTACACGAAAGAATACGTACGCTACGAAACTTGTAGGAAATCGTAGGAGTGTTGAGAGCAATTTGAGCTCGAATTCTAACTCGAGTTCTAAACGAAGTGGATCTACACGAAGTTCCAGCTCTAAACGAAGTGGCTCTAAACGAAGTGGATCTAGGCGGAGTGGATATAACTCGAATAGCAGCTATGTCAGCAGTGCAGAGGTGCGTAGGAGGGCTACAAAGGCGAAAAAGGGAAAAACGGCAAGAGAGATTCGGAATGAAGACGTAATGAAAGTCAAGTTACCAAAGGATATGGGATATCGTGCGGCGATGGATAACAAGGCATTCAAGTACAGGGTAGACCAGCTCAAGCATAATGGATACAAGTTTCAGGAGGCAAAGGGGGGATTTGCCGTGTTTACAAGGCCTGTGTCGAAATAAGGCTGCGCCTTATTTGTTGAACCTACAGGCCTACCATGTACAAGGCCTGTGTCGAAATAAGGCTGCGCCTTATTTGTTGAACCTACAGGCCTACCGCGTACAAGGCCTGTTAAGGCCTAAATATTCCTCCAGAACAACTATAAAGATGTTCAAAATCTACGTAATCTTTCATAAGTTTCTGGTACCAGAATGTTATGAAACATTGTCAGGGGAAGACATTTCAGAACATGTACGCTTCATTGAGGTGAATGCCGCAATCCCGAAGCAAATTCCTTCCCCCCTAGCACATCTCGAGCCCTATATAATTCAAGAGCGCGAGCTCAGCTGGTATAATCCCTTTCTACAACACAATCGCTTCTGTGAATCAAGTGCCTTCTTCCATGTTTGGAAGAATCCGCATCTCATGGAGAACTATACCGGCTTCATACATTATGACATGCTTCTTAAAAAAGAGGCCATTGAATTCCTAAAGACTGAAATCGCCGCAGCCACAGCCCCTCTTGTTTTTACGCAAATGACCCTCGATGCCAGGCCCCACCTCACACAAATAATTGGAATACAAGGCTGGGAATTCTTTGTACACCTCTACAATATGCTCTTTCATCGGGCACATACACTTCAAATGATACTTGACAAGGAAATCCCTCTCTATCACTCTTTTGTTCTTCACATTAGCATTTTTGACAGAATGATGTATTTTGCCGAAAAAGCAATTCCCTACATGTTTGAAATGATACAAAACACATGCCCTTTATGCTTGAGCGCCTCCATGCCGTCTTTCTCGCCTTAGATGCCCTCGAAGGAACGAAATGGATTCCTCTACCCGGCGTTATTCACCAGGATAGGTTGAAGGATGACTGGAGAGGTGCGCTATAAGGCCATCTAAAAAGAACGAATCAAATCGAAGAAGATGGACCGCCCTGTTACCGTCCACGAAATGGAATCTATGGCGATTGGCCTTGATGGCCCCGACTTCACGAAGGAGATTGGTATCATTCCCGATAATGATGCCCTCGGGTTTGGCATGTTGGCGAATCCTGGTAGGCAGCGAGGTGCCTCATCTTACGCAGTACAAGAGGCCCCCCCTCCATCTTCAGAAGGCCTTGCCGAGGTGGAAATTGGAAGTCTTGATACCCTGGAGCCTATAACATTGAACCTGGGCTCGAACTCCAGCTCAGCACAGCCAGTTGAGATTCAATTCACAAAGGCAGAGAATGATATTGGGAGCGGGGGGCTGTTCTCTAACATGCAGACTTCCACGGCCCCTGGTTTCAACCTGGCATCAGCCCCCACTCCCCGCATGGACCCTGAGAAGGAGCGCAAGGAAAAGTCCGAGTTGATTGCGAAGCTGCTCCGCCTCGAGCAAAAGAATTTCCCGGTGAGCAAGCGCTTCACGATGGACAATAGTCTCGAGGAGATGACCCAGGAGTTCAATCGCCTGGTGGATGCCCGTAACCTGGAGGCGTCTCTTCGTTTCCAGCGTCAGGCACTCATGTCCGTGGTGACGGGTCTCGAGTGGGCAAACAGCCGGTTTGACCCCCTCGATATCAAGCTGGATGGATGGTCCGAGGCGGTACATGAGAATGTGGAGGACTTTGATGAGATTTTCGAGGAGCTCTATGACAAGTACAAGGAGCGTGGCAAGATGCCTCCCGAGGCGCGCCTGGTGATGGCCCTGGCAGGCTCCGGGTTCATGTGTCATGTGAGCAATACTTTCCTGAAGTCTCGCATGTCCAATGTGAATGCCGATGATATCTTGCGAAACAATCCTGACCTCGCCAAGCAATTCGCGACGGCAGCGGCAAATCAGGCTGGACCCGGATTTGGCAACTTTATGAATATGGCGATGAATGGGGCACAGGCTCCTAACGCGGGTGCCCCTGTGAATATGTTTGGGTCATCGGCGCAAGCAGCTTCTCAGGCCGCACAAGAGGCGCAGGCTCGTGCCAGGGCTGAGGTCAATTTCCAGCAGAATTTGGGAGGGACTCCTGTAGGACAGGCACCTCAGGCGGTTGCCGCCATGGAGCCCAGGCAGACGGCGCGTCGCGACATGCGCGGGCCCAGTGGGACTGGCGTGGATGACATTCTCCAGTCATTTGCCGAGGCTCGTCGCAATGAGTCACTCGATGGCACGGCCTTTCCTGACATTCCCATGAATCCCCAGTCGGCAACGGCAGCCGCAATTGAAATCCAGTCTATGGTCTCTGGGGATGACATTGGAAGTACCACCGAGTCTCGTGCGGGTCGTGGGCGTCGTCGTCGCCAACCTGTAGGAGGCACGGTTAGCTTATCTATCTAAACTCTTTTAGGGCTTTGAAAAAGCATATGAAGAGTCTAATTAATAACCTGTTGTAGGGTTCCCATGTTCTCCTTGTACCATCTTACAAGGGTTTCATTAAAGGGTTCCTTTTTCTCTTGTGGCTCGGGCGGCTTTGACTTGCCTATCTTATCATGTAGACGTTTGTAGATATCTTGCTCTTCTGCTGTGAGGCCAGTTGTAGGGGGTGGAACAGGCGCAGGTGGAACCGGCTCACCGAAAAGATAGAAATTACTATGCTCATTCAACAAATATCCAATTACTACAATAAGCCCAACACTTAGCCAAAGAGCCGTAAAAAGGTTTCTTGTGGCGACAAAGATTACTACAAATAACATGGCGCGACGTATCCATGGGTTCTGGAAGAATTTATCTTGCTCTGGGGTGAGTCCAGGTGCCAGGTGACGACCACCCAAATTCAGAAGAATCATACTCATGCCGATAAGGTACGTGTTCGTATTGAGACTCATTAATACGGCATCTATTGGATTTAAGGAGCCGGCAGCGACTGCCATAGGTGGTGGTGGAAGGCTCATCTCTATCGTGTTATGCCAAGATAATTTCCTGCCGGGTCATTTGTACAGTTATCGTTTCCATTTCTCCATTGTCACTTCCATGTCCATTACGTAGAAGAAGGTGGCAAAGGCGAGCATTATGCCTACGAAGGGGTCCCACATGGCACCAACAATGAGGGCAATAAGGAGTAGGAGACGCCAGGCGGCAATTGGATAGAGTTTGACAAATAAACGAGGATATTCATTTTGGAATACGGCACCTTCTATGACATTCCAGCCGAGAAAGGAGGCAGTTACGAGTATTTTCATGTAATCTTCCACCGTTTCTGTAATCTTTAGAAGATTGTTCACCTTCATCCTACCGTGTTCTGCTAAATTAAGTACCCAGCCCTATTTTGAGCTGGTACTGGAATTACTGGCATTGGAATTATCCTGAATAGCACGAGTCTGTACACGGTCCTCTTCGACACCTACAGGGTCCTCTTTCAGTACAGTTTCTGACCACCACTTTTTGGGTTGTGTAACTAATTTAACATCAATATCACTGTCGGGTTTATCCTTGAAGGCTTCACGAAAAGTCCGGGGTGCCACAGCAATACAGAGGACTGTGAACAGGGCCATCAGCAACGCATAAATCCATGAATATGTTTCAGCGACAGCAATGGTGATAGAAAACAGTGCCAAGCGACCCAGAATGGTATTTGCTCGGAAGGCGAAAGATTTAGGTATGTGCGCGATATAGGTTATTGTAAGCACCAGTATGATACCCACATAGATATTGAGTGGCTGGGCATGCTTCTTGATAATATCAAGGATATGCTCTTTTGCGCCTCCCTTCATTATAGGTAGACGGTTCATTCTTCTCAGTGCTAACATCCTTCGATAAGATTTCTCAGATTGAAAACAGAGTGAGGCTATGGACCTCTGTTCATTAGAAGATGCATTTCCAAATATTGATACCAGGACCGTTCATAAGAGCTCCGGGTTCCCTTATGTCGGCGGTACAGATTCAAAGCCAAGTCGGGAAGAGCGCAGGGCGGCCAGGAGGCTGGCCAAGAAGCTGAAGGGACCGGCTGCCACTTATTCGGATTCCATCACGCCGGACCTACCTCCGACAGATCCTGATAGGCCGGCTGTGAAGCGCATGGAGGCAGTGGAATCAGTACAGGATGAAAAGGAGGGATTCAAGATACCTGTATTGCCAAAGGCCAGCTGTCTCTTTTCAGATACAGGAACTCCTGCCTATTTTGGAAAGGGTGAGGATGATACAGAGGAGGGCTTCTCGAGTTTCAGCGCAGTACCAGGAGATGACCCGAATTATGTACTACAGCCTGATTTTGTTAAAAGTTTCGATTTGAAGGGAGCGGCAAAGGCGGCAGGACAGATCCCGGAGCTGGATGATTCGTGGAAGCCCATGACACCAGCAGCGAGCTATACTGCTTTTGAGCAGGGATCAGGGGAAGAGCCAACATGGTCTATGAATACACCGCAGAAGAGGGGTCAGGTGGCACCTAAATCGACTATATACGAGGATATGCCTGCCAAAGTTGATGGGGGTAGTATGGACGCAAAAGATGAGAGCAGGGAGGCTTTACTAGAGCGTGTGAATGAACTGGTGAAGCGCCTTGAAACACTGGAAAAGAAGAGGTCACAGGATACACAAACTGAGATTCTCATGTTTGTGGGTACTGGATTTTTCATTCTTTTGTCCCTGGAGCTACTTACACGTCGTTAAACGTGATTTTTTTATAAAAATGGATTCTTAATCCTTTTTTATATTCTAACGCTTGCGCGTACCCCCCTTTTGCTTCCTGAGACCGGCCTTGGGTGTTCCCTTACCCATCTTCTGAAGGGCCGAGACGGCACCCATTGTGGCCTTACCCTTCTTAGGCGTTCCCATCTTAGGCGTTCCCATTTGTCCCATGGGCCTAGGTTTTATCTTTTCAAGCGCTGCCACTGCATTTACAGCGGCATCACCTGCTGTCTTTTGCTGTTGTGCGCTACTAAGAGCTGCCACTACGTAGGGTATCATCTTATTCACATTGTCAAGTGCTAATTGTATTCTTTCCTTTTCACTAGGATTTCTGATTTTGGGTATAGATATTTCATAACTCTTTTGGTCTTCTTGCATGTAATTCAATGACTTTTCTAATGACTGTATGATTTCTTCGATATTTATACCAAGTTGTATGTACCCATTTGGCCCTTCAGCTATCTCCTTGATTGCCAGACCCTGACTTAAACGCTGTAGGGTTTGCATTGAGAGACTTGGAGGTGGTTGTCTTCCTGCGCGCCTTGCCTCCTGGGCCGCTATCACATCCAATGCGGATGTGTCCCAATATCTGAAAAGTTTAGTATTGCCGTTGGCAAAGATGTTCGCCTCACAATATGGTGTACCAGTCCTTGTATCAATGTATCCACATTTAGCCTGATTAGGATTTACTTCACCATTGGAATCTTCGATTTCCTCCTGTGTGACAAGTTGTACTGGAACAGGGGGTTGTCCAGGGGCAGGCTCTTTAATCCTTCTAAAATCAAATCCACTTGAAGTTGTCATATAACTAGGTGCTTGCCCGAAGCTTTGACCTTGGCCTTGGCCCTGGATTTGAGGAGGAACTAACCCTTCTACTTTGGCAGGGGCAATACGTTTGGCAGCTGCCAATACTTCTCTTGGGGTAACAGGCCGTTCAAATTCGATTTCTTGTATACTTCCACCCCTGAGCTTACGGGTATACGAGCCACCCTTCTTGGGTTTACCAGCAGGAGCACCCTTCTGAGTAGTCGCTTTTCCAGGCTTAGGAAGGGGAAGAGTAGTAATTGTACATGCATTTCCAGCATATGAACCTGGTTTTCCTTTAGCATCAGGTCCAGCAGTAATCTTCTTTGTCTTAGCATCAACTGCGGTTACAGACATTACTGGTGTTTTCTTACCGCCACTAATACATGTTACGCGTAAGCCTTTACTGATGGGCTTCTTAGCACTATCAAGGACGCCTGCGGCAGGGAGAGGGGCAGTAGTAACCACACATGCGGTGCCAAGATATGATCCTGGGTTTCCTTTAGCATCAGGTCCAGCAGTAATCTTCTTTGTCTTAGCATCAACTGCTGTGACAGCCATTACTGGTGTACTCACCGTACTAGTCTTACACGTTACATGTGACTTTACAGCAATGGGTTTACCGGCCTTGTCGACAACACCTCCCGCAGCGGCAGCGCCAGTAGCAGGACTACAAGCGGTACCAAGGTATCCTAATGATTTTCCTTTAGCATCAGGGCCAGCAGTCACCATCTTTTTCTTAGCATCAACCGCTGTCACCTTCATTGCTATAGTTGTAGTGGTACCAGTCTTACAGGTTACCGACTGACCCACCGTGAGGGGCTTACCAGTCTTGTCCATAACACCTCCTGTGGCAGCAGCGCCAGCCCCAGGACTACAAGCGGTACCAAGGTATCCCAATGATTTTCCTTTGGCATCAGGGCCAGCGGTCACCATCTTTTTCTTAGCATCAACCGCTTTTATCTTCATTGGTATAGTTGTAGTCGTACCCGTCTTACATGTTACCGTCTGACCCACAGTGAGGGGCTTACCAGTCTTGTCCATAACGCCTCCTGTAGCAGTAGCGCCAGCACCAAGTGTACAAGCAGTACCAAGGTATCCCAATGATTTTCCTTTGGCATCAGGGCCAGCGGTCACCATCTTTTTCTTAGCATCAACCGCTTTCACCTTCATTGCTATGGTAGTAGTGGTACCCGTCTTACAGGTTACACTTGCTCCTACAGCGAGGGGTTTACCAGTCTTGTCCATCACACCTCCCGCTGCGGGAGCAGCACCAATTGTACAAGCGGTACCAAGGTATCCCAATGATTTTCCTTTGGCATCAGGTCCAGCAGTCACCATCTTTTTCTTAAGATCAACCGCTTTTACCTTCATTGCTATAGTTGCCTTGCCAGCAGTAATACAGCTTACAGTAGCTCCTACAGTAATAGCCTTACCCTTTTTATCGGCAACGTCTTTTGATGTTGCCGTTCGAGGTGGACTACTATTGCCAGTGCTGCCAGTGCCACTGCCAAGGCCTGTGCTACCAGTGCCACTGCCAAGGCCTGTGCTACCAGTGCCACTGCCAAGGCCTGTGCTACCAGTGCCACTGCCATCATCTGACCCTGTGTCACTACTACCAGACTTATTTTTCTTTGTACCAGTGCCAGTCTTACCAGACTTATTTTTCTGTGTACCAGTGCCAGTGCCAGTACCAGTCTTACCAGGCTTACCAGGCTTACCAGACTTATTTTTCTGTGTGCCAGTACCAGTACCAGTACCAGTACCAGTGCCAGTGCCAGTCTTACCAGGCTTATTTTTCTGTGTACCAGTCTTACCAGGCTTACCATTCTTACCAGGCTTACCAGGCTTACCAGGCTTACCAGGACTTCCCTGCGTACTTCCCCGCGCACCACGCGCTCTAGGGACTGAAACCACTGTGGCAGATATAATAGGATCATCTAAGTTTGCTTCCAATCGATTTAGTTCATTTTGACTAAATCCAGTTGCCACATCTAAATCAACAATTACGTTGGGAGTATTGGGCTCACCCACGATAGTAGGGCCATTGCTGGTACCATAACTGCTGGTACCATAACTGCTGCTACCTGTACCTCTACCTTTACCAGTACCAGTGCCATTGCCATTGCCATTGCCATTGCCATTACCAGTATTGCTAGGATCCTCTTCACCAGTACCAGCCTCGCCTTCACCAGTACCAGCCTCACCAGTACCAGCCTCGCCTTCGCCAGCTTCACCAGTACCAGCGGCACCTGCACCAGAATCAGTAGGGCCACTACCACCAGGGCTACTACCAGCACCATCATCACCACCAGGGACAGAGTCCGTAACCTCACATGTTGTGATTTTAGTTGGCTTTTTGACACCCTCGCCACTGCCCATGACCTCGGCCTTATCAACTTCCACAGAATCAAGCTTTATTACCGTGGCCTTTGATAATAGTCCGCCCTTACATGTTACAGTATCACCAACCTTCACACGTGCCCCAGGTGTCCCAGTCTTGCCACTGGCCACGTATATCTTATCACCAGACTGAAGAAGACTACACTTCTTCATATCGTAGGATGTAGTCTTACCCTTGGCGTCCGTGCCATTCACGGTAGTGGTCTTACCAACAGTTTTAAAGTCAACAACTGTAACAGGGTAGTGCATTCCAAGGGCAGCCGTACTAGAGCATCTGAGAACATCACCTGCTTTCACAGGAAGGCCGCCATAGTTGGTTGCCTCACCTGCCGCCAGCTTCTTATTACACTTTTTGGCCTCATACTTTGTCTTCTTGGCAGTATCTTTTTCATCAAAAACATACGTTTTACCAGAGATAGTTTGTATTGCTCCCACTTTCACCGTTTTCGTAGTCAACAATCCAGCGCATGCCATCTCCTCGCCAATTTTGATAGGAAGATCATTCTTGTCTGTGGCCCCAGTTCCAGCCACCTTTTTATCGCATTTCTTAGTCTCATACTTTGTTTTCTTGGCAGTATCCTTTTTATCATAGATATACGTTTTACCATCCTTATTTTCTATGACACCAACTGTGACTTGTGTGCTACCCAACAATCCAGAGCAGGAAACCTCATCTCCTGCTTTAATATCCAGGCCAGTCTTGTTCTTTGCACTACTTCCTTCTTTGATAGGGCCGCACTTATTACCAACAATATCATATTTTTTAGAAGTCTTATCGTCAAAAATATACGTCTTTGTATCTTTATCCAATTTTCCAATCAATCGGATTTTCACACTTGTACCATTACATGAAACCGTATCCCCAATCTTCATTTTAGGATCCTTTGCAGGTGTAACCAACTTACAGTTAGCGGCCTTAGCAGTCTTTTTAGTCTCACTATCAGTGAGCTTACCACTGGAATCAGCAGGACCCGAAACTTTAATCAGCGTTGAACTTATTAAACCAGACTCATATGCCCAATCACCTGCCTTGAATCCACCAACACCACCTGCCTTACATGTTGTAATATCGTAGCTTTTAAACTTCTCATCAAATACATACGTCTTACCAGCCATCGTACCAATATGTTTAATTGTGACAGGGGTCTTACCGCATCCCACCTTATCGCCTGCCGTTAGTTTATTGTGAACCGTAAGCATAGTAACAGGCTTACAGCTAGACTCTGAGTAACTCTTTCCAGTCTTATTATCAGTAATCTTCTTGGTCTTAGGATCGGCAGGCCCCTTTGCCCGAAACAGCACTGCACTGCTCAAGAAACCACCAGCCACATACAGCCAATCACCCGCCTTTACTGCCGGGGCGCCTCCCCGCTTCCTTGTCATTGCATTCCTGAGTTTCCTGACACGATGTGCCATTCTCCCTCGCTTATAGGTTTGAGGTCTCAAAGACCGCATTTTTTTCATTGTACCAGCCAAGCCTCTTTTTGGCATTCTACTATACTCTTCTATTTTAGCGCGTCCTTATTGAAACGACCACGCAGGGTATGTGGAATTCAACTCGATTATTTTCCTACGCACCTTATCATTCGCTTCAATATCATCTATGGCATCAACATACAAATCAGCCAAACTAACCTCATCATCCCCTGAACGTATAAGGAGCACCGTACGCAGCCATTTGAAATTTCCTGCCATAATATCGCTGACATTTCTAACAACCTCCCTATTCCAATCATCATTCAGACCACTCACCCTACGATGATTCAGTAGAATACCATCTTTGAAGGGGTTCTTCAATAGGGCATCCGTGGTTATACTTCCCGTTTTCATAATAGCCTCCCTTTCCTCAAGCGTTTTAAGCTCGGCCTTCAGCTTATCGTTTTCTTCATCCAGCCCTTTCGCGGCAAAGGCCGCCTCACCCGCCGCCTTCTTCACCATATTCGCCGCCGCCTGTTTTGCGAACATGCCCTCCTCCTCTTCCAAGGCGGCAATACGGTCATCATGTAACATGAAATATTCGAAAATCTTCTCCACAAAATTCGCTGAAGTGCCGCACTTTGCCTGCGTTGTAATAGCAATATCGGAAAAGCAATCGGACCCCACCATATTGTCCAAAAAGTTCGCCAAATCAGTCAGCCATCCATCGCCAAAAATACTCCTCAACATATCGGGGCGAATGTTCAAAGAATTCAAATAATCAGCCTCATCTTGTATAAATTTGCCAGCGAGCCAATCCTTCTTGACCGGGTCACTTTGTACTTCAAGCGAAATAGGCTTTCGTATAAGTTTTCCACTAATTTCTTTCAACATCACACCATCCGTTATGGCATCTGTGGACGGCTGAAACATGGTATAGTTTAACATCTCGGGCGTATCATCTGTGTCAAATGTATACAGTTTAGTACTTGGCTTATTGCCAATATATGTTTTGATATTGAATAGAGTAGATAGTCTTTCATCTCTTTTTGCCGTATCACATGGAAATACCAGCAAATCGGAACGATCCTCCATAGCCAAAAAGCTACTCATCGAGGCATATCGCTTACTTTTCACATCGGGTACGGGGGTTTCTCCAGTCGCCGCCGCAGAGAAAACGACCCCTGAATATTCTTTATCATCAATCTTACACATCGTTGGAAGAATAATATAAGATGGTTCAAACATATTTAGAAGCGCTTCATTTGTACCCTCCGTTAGAAGACACCCCGCTAATTTATTTGCAGGTGTATGCTCTGTCAAAATATAGATATTGTCAGGCGCCTGCATTTTGAAATCCAGAAAGTGCGCAAACAAATTAGGCAAATCCTTTCGCCCGTAGTTGAAAAAAGGTGGGCTGAAAATGATAGTCTTATTTTTTAGAGCAGATTCGTCGGCATATTTTTTACACTTGAGAAAGACGTCAACATTTCCATTTACTGGCTCGAATACGATAATATTTTTTGTGGTTATGTTCAAATATCTGGCGATTCTATCGGAATCATTCACACCCTTTGTATCACTGAGTTTGGACTTTGAAACAGAACACCTATCATTCTTAGAAAGGGCGACCTCCTTCCACGCTGCATTCACTAAATCCGTCCGATGCCATGGTTTCGATTTGATATGAGTCTTATATTGTTTTATTAGCGCGGGCAATTTATATTTCATATCTACAGTGGCTGGGGCAGCATCAAGTGTAATTGTTTTTTCTGTCAAGATACGTGTACCACCGCCAGCTTGATTCGCCTTCAATTGTTTTAGGGCATCTTTTTGTGCCATTAAAGCAGCTTCGCTAGATGACATGTACTTTAGTGGTAGGTCGACGCTAACTTCTGGCGGAGGCTCGACATCTGGTTCTTCAGTCTCGACATCATGTTGTTCAATAGGTGGTAGATCCTCCTCTAAAGCCTGTTTTTGTGCCTGTAGGGCAATATTAGATGATGTCTGCCCTCCAATTTGGTTGTCACTAAGATTAAATGACATGACATCATCTGGTTCTTGATTCTCAAACCCCTTTAGGACATCTTTCTGTACTTTCAAGGCAGCTTCACTAAGCGTCACCTTTTGTGGGGCTTGCTCGGCAACAACTGGCTGGGTATTTATTATAACAGGTGGCGGCTGTTCCAAAACCTTTTTCTCTGCCTCTAGAGCAATCTCGGATGATGTGCGCTCATCGACCTGAGGTCTAGGGGCATCAGCATTATCGGTATGAGGCTCAGACTCAGGCCCAGGCTCTGGAATCGTATTGACTGTCTGACCGAGTATCTTTAAAAGAGGAGATGGCTCAGTAGGGTTTAATGCCTGTAGGGTTTCATGTTGAATATCCACAATACGTTTCATGGTATTTTTATATTCACCACCCCTTTGTTTCCGTTTTGACCCTGTCTTGCGTTTCGACCTCGTCTTGCGTTTACCACCCTTGAGCGGTACAATATCAACGGAATTTCCACCACTTAGCATGCTATCATTCGGGTTTCCTTCGATGAAACCATTACCACCTCCACCCATAACGGGAGTTATATTAGCATTCCCTCCTTGTAACATTGATTCACCTGGGTTATAACCGGGTGGTTGAACATTCATCCTATTCTCTCGTCCTAAAAAGTGGCCTAAGACTTTTCCCCGATGAACACCAGACGTCATGGATCCACTTGCGGACCTTCCCGTTGTTACAATGGACCCGGACCCACAGACGCGTAAGCGCAAGATATTCTGTAAACAAGAGTTGATTGTGAATAGCCTACAGAGGTTTTATTCCATGCGCGAGGACAAGGAGGAAATTCTGAAATTACTCGAGGGAACATCCGAGATTTCCCTGCGACTCATTGATTGGTTTGTTACAAATTACGCCAAGCAGCACAATATTTCCTATGTACTCAATAACCAGGAGTTCCTGGTTTATACCAATTACAAGTCACAGCTAAAGGCATACAGTAAGAAACTGTTCGATCCCTTTTGCCGGCGTGAGAGAATTATGTTTCAGATTTCGGGCCAACCCATGTTTCAGACGACAGTGGGCAAGTTGAACTTTTTCCGATGGGCGTTGGAGAAGGGGGTGCTCGATTATATCAAGATGAATATGGCGAAGATTGAGTCTGCTATGAATGCCAGCTCAAAAGAGTTACAGAAGATTCGAAAGGCTGTGAGTACATCCACAACCGGAACAACAGAGTCTACAAAGAGTTCAACACGGAAGCGGATTGCTACCACTGTACCTCCCAATTCGAAATTAATGCAGAAGCATGAATATTCTGTGGAGGTGACCTTTGATTAACTAGAGCCTTTTGAGCCTGAGCCCGAGCCCGAGCCCTTGGTAAAAGAAGACAAAAATACATCATTGAACTTCGTAGGCTCCGCCACATAGGAGTCTTTGATATTATCTGACTTGGGTCGCATGACTTCATAGGCCTCCAAAGATGCCCGCATATCCTCCAAAGAAGTCCCTTCAGGCATCCAACGGCTCAAATAGCCACGGTCACTCAGCCTTTGTGACTCTGTAAGGCCACGGTCGGCCTCCTTCTCTTCATACACAACGGAGCGCAATTCTCGAATCATATTTCTGGGATCGCGCGTCGGATCGTATCTGTCAAAGTAAGGGTTCATTGCCAAGGATGGACCCTTTGCCACGAAGGGCTGTGATTGCCTATAATCCTGTTTATCTGTACGACTACTCAGGGGTGCCATGTCATAGAAGGCCGGCTTCATGTCGGTAGACGGGTCGTCAATACCACCCCCTTGTACAACAGGCACAGAGCTCTGCCAGGCCTCGAATTGCCTCGCGTTAATTGTATCATGTGTCGGAGCCTCCTTACGAACTCGGAGCTGCATTTTTTCAGGGGGAATTCGGAGAGGTCCAGCATATTTGAAAGGATGGAACATACCTGTCTAAAGGAGTATTAGATCATCCCTTTAAAGCATGTACGTCCTCCCCTATATCCATATCTCCAAAACTGCTGAGCTCCACCAGGTATGGCTATTTCTCGAAAGGAATGGCACCTACCTCATACAGGTCGAGGACCTTTCGGGCGCTGTGGACTTTGCTGCCGAGAATGACTTGGAGCTGGAGGGAGAGCCCCGTATAGTCGGGGATGTCGTCTACTGCCGAGTGAAAAAGGATTCCCAGCATCATCCTAATTTCTACACGTGGGCGGAGACACCTGCCGGTACTCCTCCGCGAGAAGTGTGGCGTTCCTTTCTATGGTTGGGAGACGCCACCGATTCCTATGGAGTGAATAAACTCATGGACTCTTTGAAACTCTCTGATGAGGGGCATACAGTCTACACGGCTCTAGGCCAGATAACGGTCTAAGAGCTCGGCTCTATATAACTATAGAATGGCTAGCCGAAACAAGACCGTTCGTAGAACTGCTCAGGATATTAGTGCTAATGTCATTGATTTCTCAATAAATGAGTCGCTACAGAATCTGATTGCGGCAGAGGCGGGGATTGCTTATAGGCGTCCCTGGCATCGCCTGGAGCGTGGGCTACGTCTCAATCGTCTGCGTGCCTTTACGGAGGATATGGCCGTGAAGAGGAGTTTGAAGGATTCCGAGAAGCAGGCGCTTCTGGCCCTCCTCACGAAATCTCTTGATAAGAAGATGTTGAATTCGAAGACATCGGTCGAATATGACCAGGAGGAGGAAGCAATTAAGGAGATTAAACCACTTGTCATGCACCAGGCGGCGAATGGTGATGTCCTCTTTCAGCTTTTGGAGAAGAGGAATGCGGTTACATTTCGTAAAAAGCCCGTAGAGCAGCAACAAGAAACTATGTGAGCATATAATAAGGATGAATAATGATAATATACATGCAGCGATTGAAAGGGCGTTTCCTACCCCTCGCGCTACGCCTATTCAGGTTCCTGTAGCTCTTCCTCTTCAATACCCGGCCACATTCGGGGATGAACTACAGGCAGCAGAGGAGGGAAAGTACGAAGACTATAAGAATTATCTATTGACTACATTTCCACGAAGAGTTGGAAGTGTAATACCGGTTACACTTGCCAATATCGCCATTCACTCAGCAGATTTACACGAGGCCGGATTGACAGCTGCCTCTCATGAGGCATTAGCACAGGCGCGTGTACATTTGTCGACAAATAGATATGCCGCGCGATTTCTGAATGAATTCACTCCGCAGATTTTTTCCGGAATGGAGGCGAGTGTACACGATGTGAAGAGGCAAGCTGCCTTACTTGATAGTCAATACGCAGTTGATTTGTACATACGGTATTCGAAACTTGAGGCTCAGCGACTTGGTACAGATATGGTACAAATAGCAAAAAGGGATTTGAATGACCCATTTGCTCATGTTCAATTAAGAGCCCTGGCTCTGAACTATTTTAAAGTTGTTTTACCACGGTACAAGGATTTGGACTTTGATGTTTATAAATACAAAGGGGGTAAGCTTGCGTCGAGTAAGCGTAGTAAGCGTGGTAAACGTACTAGACGTAATAAGAAGCTTACGCGCAGCAAAAAGCTTACAAAAAGAACCTAAGAATCGAGTGACATGTATTGATAGGATGCCGACGCCCGTTGAAAAGTTTAACGGACCCGAGCGCACAAACGAAGCCATGGCAGAACTCATAAGTTGGGCAGATATGGAATCACCCGCACCATCTTACCCAGGCAGTTTCCAGGCATGGAGAGAGGCTACAGAAGATGTAATCCAAGAGGTTGTGACAGCAAGTGAGATAGAGGAAACGTATGATGCCGACGTTTGTTTCATGGCCCTGGAGAAGTTCTTGGCTCGTGCCAAATGTGTGGCATGGACATCACTGCCTCCCGAAGTACGCGCCGCGCAAGCCAAGGAAATTCTTGAGCGACCACAGATTCCACAGAGAACAGGGGCCTGGTATGCGCAAGGAAAGCAAGTCCTTACTGCTTCCGAGTTTGCCAAACTCTTTGGAACTCCGAGATGTGTGAGTCAACTTGTTATGAGTAAGGTGCCAGCGCCTACAAGTACATCCACCAATCGTTTGGCATGTATGACGTGTGAGATGGGTCCATTCGATTGGGGTGTACGCTTTGAGCCAGTTGTGAAACAGATTCTGGAGGCGAAATGGGGTGTGAAGATTGCCGAAGCCGGAAGAATCATGCATCCAACAGATTGCCATGTGGCGGCGAGTCCGGATGGAATCTTCTTGGAGGCGACCGACCCTGCCCGAGTAGGAAGATTGGTAGAAATCAAATGTCCGATTACCCGAAAAGTGGGCGAGGGGATTCCTTTCGAGTATTGGTGCCAGATGCAAGTACAAATGGAAGTGACAGGCGTGGGGGAATGTGAATACGTGGAAGTGAAACTGGATTCCCTGCAGAAAAGTCAGACGGACCTTTCCGGAGCAGAGGGCTACCTCTGGCTTCTTCAGAATCCGGCAACTTGTGAGATGCGGTATGTATATAACGAGGCGGATATTCTGGAGGGTTGGGATATTACAGAGAAAATTCCATGGAAGGTCAATGAAATGTACACTGTTACGGTTACACGCGATAGGGCGTGGTATCAAGGGACGGAGGAGCTCCGTAAGGAATTCTGGAAGAATGTGGAGGAAGCGCGGAAGGGCGCGTTCAAGCCTGTGGAGGGTCGACAAAAGGTGATTGTTACAAAGGAGAATGAATGTTTGATTATGGATTGAGGCTTACTCAACGTACCGTTGGATACACCCATTCTGAGGGATAGGGTTCGGCTTGTAGAAGGCCAGGGTCAGGTCATGAAGAGGTGTCGAGCATGAATCAGGGTCACCGCGCTTGTAGTTGTTTGTCATCTGTCGGAAGTTTCCTGTGCGCTCCAACCGAATCTGGAAATCAGCTTCACGGCATCCCTTGGCTGTTGGGTACAATGGCTTCTCAGCGGCAGGAATCCAATCCAGTAAATTGTAGGGGTCACGCAGCTTTCCAAGCCCAGGGTCACCACCGGCATCCCTATCAGGGTCGGACATCTCCTGGAAAGCTTCTATGACTTCCTGGCGCCGGCGAACAATTGGATTCGACCCGTAGAAATCACGCGCCTGTAAATAAAATACGAGAAGAATTGTGAGAAAAATCCACGCAAGTACGAAACCCCACATGCTCGCAAATTTTTTCATTAGAGCGACTACCTACCCCTACGTGCTATTTTCATCAGGAAGGGCATATTGTAAAGTCCACATACGCGCTGTTTCCTCATAGGCGGCCCTATTCGACTTGTAGAGATTGGCAATATCCGCGACGAAGGGGTCATCAGGGTTCGGGTCCGACAGTAGGCTACAAATACTCAGAAGAACTTTGGAAATCGTGAGAGCGGGCGACCATTTATCCTTTAGAATGTCGAGGCAGATGAGGCCAGCGGAATTGATATTGGGATGGTAAATCCTTGTTACGAATTTGATATGTGGTGCGCGAAATGGGTAATCGACCGGGAACTGTATAGAAAGTTTAAAGACACCTCCGTGAAAGGGTGTATCCTCGGGGCCGAAAATCCACCCCTCCCAATTCAATAAATCATCATTGAGTGGCCCGGCACTACAATTACTGGGCGGATCGCGCTGAAGATCTTTCAATTCTGTACTAATTCGTTTTTGCGCCATAGTGCTACCATACCTTATTTTAAAAACCTTAAACCCAAATATAATGGCCAGCACTAGCGCACTCTTCGCAGAGTTTCTGGGCACCTTTCTCCTTGTTTTGGCTGTGTTCGCTTCCGGCGGTAACGCGTATGTTATTGGCGGTACCCTCGCGGTTATTGTGCTTCTGATTGGGAAGATTTCCGGAGCTCACGTGAACCCTGCCATCTCTGCCGCCATGTACGTGAAGGGCTCCCTGACCTCTACGGAGCTGCTGACCTATGTGGCCAGCCAGGTGGCAGGTGGCGTGGCCTCCCTGTACGCCTACAGGGTTTTTGCATAAGCTGAGCGGCTGTAAGCTGAGCTTAGCCCTGCGAAGCGGCTGTAAGCTGAGCTTAGCCCTGCGAAGTGGCTATAAGCCTCGGTTTAAGGCTCACACCCCTATAAAACCTAGATGAGACCATCCGTTATCGCCACACTCGCCACGGGTCCGGCAATAAAGGATCTTCAGGTGCTACTCACATCCCTGGAAATATTCAATGAGAATCCACCCACAGTCTATCTTTTCTGTGACAGCACTATCGAAGATGCTAAACCTACTTTGAATTATAAGGGGACGCTGAAACACAAGAATTGTCTCGATGCCTATTCGCGCAAATCCCGTCTTGAGATGGAGCACACACCTGGAAAGAATTTCAAAAATCAGTGGTTCGATTTCATGACGGAGAAAATCAATTTGCTGCGGTGGGTGTTTTCCACTCGTCAGGAGAATGGCGTACTGTTCTGTGATGCCGATATATGCTTTTTGGGGCCTCTGCCGTCGATTCCTGATGACGCGCGCCTGGCACTGAGCCCCCATGGGATTCGCG